TTCGTTCTCCGTAAGGTCTTCCTTAGTCAAAACAAACTCATACTCATACTCACGCATAAGGTCAATCTGCTTCTCATCTTGTAGCACATAAATCTTGTGGCAACCATCAAAAGCGATACCCTTGCCATAGTGTAGAGCAATCTCTACATCACTCCAATAATCTTCCATTTCTTACCTTTCTTTGTTAGTTCTAGTATAAGGGCTACCACCGACATTTAGGGTACATTTAGCGTGTTTCGTAAATGATTTATCGTTTTGTTATAATTGCCCGCCCCGAAGGGTAGGAACTAAGCCTTAGCCTTATCCCATTCGTGTTGCTCAATAAAAGTTTTAGCAACCAACCAAGCCCTATACATTAGTTCTTCATCTTTACCTGTATAGTCCCATAGCAATAGTCTTCCTATTGTGTGTGAGTTTCTTTCTTCTAAGTCTGCTAATACTAACTCGTATGCTTTATCTAGTTCCATTATCTTCCTTTGTTAGATTACTATTATACTTGCTACCACTGACATCAGATAAAGTTGCTGTCGTGTAAGCCTGTTTCTTGTCCATAGATTGAATACCCTTTGGAAGCGTCAAGACCCCAAGGCTCATCTCTAATATCCATTAGGTAAGCGTCTGTCTTGCAAACATCACACTCTAAGATATCAACATCATCAAATAACTTATTACACATATTACATTCAAGTTGAACTATCATTATTCCTCTTCCTGCCATTTACCACAATTTTCACAAACTGCATCTCCAATACCCATGTTCCAAATCAGGGGTTCAAAAGAACATGAGTTACATTTGTGATAGGACACTCCATACAACTCCATGTCTTTTTCAGACATCTCATCCCAATAGATTTTGTGTGTTTTAGTTTCACACTCTTTACAAGTTATACTAACTGACATCACTTAGCCACTCATCACAAACGGAACAAGCCCACTCTAAGTTTTCTGATTGAGTAAAATGGTGGTCATTTTCTTCAAACCACTTAGCAAAACTAGGTCTGTTCCAATCAGCACAATCGTCAAGGTAGTTATAAAAGTGTTCGTCAAAACTTTCGTTATCTACAACAACCATACCATCACTATCGCCATAACTTCCGTCAAATGCTACATACAACATAGGGTTTTCTCTCTTTCTTTGATAGTTCCATTATCCCAGAAAATCAGGGAAAAGTCAAGGCTTTCGTAAGGTGTTTCGTAAACCGTTATCTGTTTGTGATTTTTGTCGGCACGAAAAGTGAGCAGTTTATACACTTGCTCAGGTGTTAGGTATGTTATTATTCAGCAGTATTACCTCAATACCCTTTACTTGCCACTGCCTATTATGTTTTCTCCTTTTATCAAACATAAAAACTTTACCCAACTTTACCGCTTGGTGCGAGAGCAGTTTAGACACTTACTCAGGTGTTAGACGGAAAGAAAGGGAACCGCCTAATTCTCTTCACTAGCAACTATACCTGTAAAAGTATAATCGTTTAGATAATCGTGGCTTAGAGTAAAGTCCAAGTCATCAGCATCAAACTCTTCGTCAATAGGCATAATGACTTCTACCTGAAACTCTGCCTGAACCACAAATGTTTTTAGTTGTGTTAGTGAAACATCTAGTTCGTTAGCAACATAAAAAATGGTTTCTCTATCGTAGCCATTTTCAATAGCGTTCATTAGAGTTTCGTTTAGGTAAGTTTCCTTATCAAATACTTCTTTTGCTTTTAGTTGTAGGCGTTCTTGTAGGTCTTTGACCTTTGCTTCAAGAATACCCTTGTCATTTACTAGTTCTGCTAATCTCTCGTTGATTTGTGCTAGAACTGGGTGTTGGCTTGGTGTTGGATTTTCCATTTATTTCTTCCTTATCTTTTAGTGTATCTCTATTATAGACCTAACCACTGACATTGTGGCTAGTCTTCGTCTTCTTCGTCATAGTCTTCACAGGTATCCCCACAGGCAGAGAAGCATAGTTCGCATTCGTCTTCTTCTTGTTCTGCCCCTTGTGGAATAAGTGTATCAAATCCGTCATTCGCATCTTGTCCGTCAGCAACAGAACTAATAGACTGAATAAACTTCAACATACAACTTCCAGCATACCAGTTTCTAAGCAGGGCATTTAGTTCGTTCTCCGTAAGGTCTTCCTTAGTCAAAACAAACTCATACTCATACTCACGCATAAGGTCAATCTGCTTCTCATCTTGTAGCACATAAATCTTGTGGCAACCATCAAAAGCGATACCCTT